GGAAATCAAAAAAATGTCGAGAAACTTACACCAAATAAGCCTCGGCCAAACAGAGTCCAAAATTGCTTTATTGTCGGACATACATTGGGACAATCCCAAATGTGACCGAGAAAAATTAAAGCGCCATTTGGATTACTGCAAAGACCAAGAAATGCCAATATTTATAAACGGCGATTTCTTTTGCATGATGCAAGGTAAGTACGACCCAAGGCGAAGTAAAAAGGACGTATTACCCGAGCATAACAAGGCAAACTATATTGACGCAGTAATTGAGGACGCCGTAGATTGGTGGACTCCTTACGCGCATTTGCTAACGGTTATTGGTTACGGCAACCACGAGACCGCAATTATAAAAAACTTAGAAACTGATCCATTGCAGCGCTTTGTTGATTTGTTAAATTATACAAATAAAACGAGCGTATATACTGGGGGTTATGGTGGTTGGGTAGTCATTAAAAAGCAACTAGAAACCAATACTTTTATGACAAAAAATTTAAAGTATATGCATGGGGCGGGTGGTGGCGCAGTTGTTACCAAGGGCGCCATAAACCTAACTAGAGCGCTAGAGCTTTACGAAAATATGGACGTCTTTGTTATGGGTCACATACACGAAAACGCAAGCCGTAATGATGCGCGCGATACAATTCAATACAACCCAGGTAAGCATTATCACGAATTAGTACAAAAGCAAATTCACCTAGCAATTGTTGGATGCTATAAGGAAGAATACGAGGACGGTTTTGGAGGTTGGCACGTTGAACGTGGCGCCCCAGTAAAGCCAACAGGAGGCCGCATTTTAACCTTAGAGGGTCGACGAATTAGAACTAAGGATATTGACAATTGGGAAATGCTTGTAGACAGTTGTAAATTTCCGTTATGAAAGCAATACTGGAATACTATTTACCTGAGGAAAACGACGATTTCCAAGCGGCAATAAACGGCCATAACTATAAAAGCGCCATTTGGGAGTTTGACCAACTTTTGCGCTCTGAAATGAAGTACAAAGAATTATCGGACGAAACTTACCAGGCTTATAAGTACTGCCGAGATGAGTTACGCAAAATACTAGAGCAAGACAATTTATTTATTGAGCAATGAATTTCTCTAACGACAACGAAAAAATTAAAATAGCAACGTTGGCCTTTTTGGCTGGAATACTTGTTGCCTGCATATTTTTCCCAAAGACCGAAAGCGAGACGGTATACAAATTTGAAACCGTGACAAAAACGGACACTTTGATTGTAGAGGTAAAAGACACGGTTTACGTCCCTAAAACAAAGATAAAAACGGAAGTTTTAAGGGACACAGTACTAATTAATTTTAAGCCACAAATAAGCCACTTTAACGCGTCCTTTCCTTTTGAGTATGGAAGTACCAACGTAAGCGGCGAAGTCTTGGGAGAGGTGCTAAAAATGACCGCAACAAGCGATTTTAAAATACCAGTCGTAACCAACACAATAACCAACACCGAAACCAAGACAATTGTCGAAAAGCCAAAAGGAATTTATTTGGGCGCAAGCGTTAACTCTTTGTTACAACCAGGCGCAAAAGTATCGTACCTGGATAACAAGTATTTATTTAGCTACCAGTTCCAGCCTTTGGAAAAATTACATACACTTAGTGTAAGTAAAAAACTATTCTAAAGGTTAACAAAAGTTTCCATTCTGTGAACTTATAAGTTGCTATTCGGAAATTATTCGAATTGTTTGTCACTATTTTACATAAATTCGTCCCAAAAATCGACAATATAAGTGGCCAACCGTCTACATTTTGTCGACACTTGCATGAATTTTTCCTAATTGTGGCAGATTAGCCTTATTTAGATTTTATAATGTCATGAAGCTGACCCCAAATAGCTTCGCTTAAATCACCCCAGTACATTTCGCATTTGCCGTCCTTAATTGGAGGATTCATAAAATAGGATTGCATATACTCGCTTGGCTTTGCCGTAAATCTGTAGCAGCTTTCTTTGTAGGGACAATTTGTCCCTGGGCACATGGTTATGTCAGGCATGATTATTCATTCATTAAGTTTGTTTTTCCTATAAAATGTTTAGGATATCTTACATTTTACCCCCTTTTTGTAAACTCTAGTTAACCTTATCCATTTATCTTTAGCAAGACCAGGTAACCAATCAAATCGTTTATAACGTCCTCATCGTCGCGCTCTAAGCTACCATTTTTAATCCGCTTTAGCTTGTCGTCAATCCTAACCAGTAGTCCCTCCTTAGCGGACAACTGACTAAATACGCCAAGAGGCTCAAGAGCTGAGTTCCCGTACTTTAGATTTTTGGCAATTAGCAAGTCCCGTATTTCGTCAAGTACAACACAAACTTGGACTGCAAAGAAATTATTCTCCATTACTTAGTATTTTCATCAATAATGCCATGAGCAATAAAATACCAATTATCGTTGGAGTCATTCTTAAAAGTCTTTTTCTCGTCATAATATTGCTTAAATGATTTGTACTCGTCGCCAAAGGTGTATTGGCTGCTTTTGTATTTAGACCGTCCTTTTTTTACCAGCAAGCCATCGGCAAATAAAACGTAAAATTCGTTTTCCTCGACCGCCTGGTTAAACTCTAAGTATTGCATCCACCAATCTACTGGCTTTCTGTTTTCGTCCAGCACCTTGGTTGCCTCCAGGTAGCCAAACGGATTTAAAATTTTGTCCTCTTCCATACGCAAGTTAAAAGCATAAAAACCGAGACGAAAAAAAAATATTCGATTTTGATGAAAATATTTTTACAAATAGTTTGGAATCTAATTTATTTGTGAGATATTTGAATCAGTAATACGAACAACAACAACCAAAACACAAAAATTATGACCCAGTTAATTTACAAAACCTCAAAAACTCACTATTACGGAATTGAGTTAAACGCAAACTTTTCTAGAAAAAGCTTTGGCGTTAAAGTGCCAGCAATGATTTTTAGCAAATTTGAAAACTGCAAAACTATCAAATTATCTGAAGACGAATTTGAGCAATTTTATAGCTTTTCAGGAGACCAATGGATGGATATTTTCTTTAATTCTGAATTGCGTAGCAAGTATTTGATTTTTACAGATAAAGTTAAAAGAGCTAAAAGAAAATAAAAACACCTATGAACTACGACACAGAAACACACTACGACCAGCAAGTAAATTTTATTTACGAAGGCTTTGAGTACGTTTGGCAAGGCGACTACACCGTTAACAATTCCGCCGAGGACGAGAGCGAGTACGCGCCAGGATATGGCGAAACAGAAATTGTAATAGACCATACCTCCAGCCTATTTTATTTTAACCCGTCAACCGATGAGGTAATTGAGGCAATCCCAACGCCTAGCATTTTAATGGAATTAGAGATAGAAATTGAACGCAACCTTTAAACAACACACCTATGGAAAAATCACCAAGTATCACAAACCTAACGCAAGGCTTAGCCAAGTTCCATGCGATGGTTGGGAAAATTAGCAAAGACGCTAAGAATCCGTTTTTTAAGTCCAATTACGCCAGCTTGCCTCACATCATTACAGAGGTCAGCGAACCGCTCGAAAAGGCTGGTTTAATCCTTAGCCAGTTTCCAAACGGCGACGGTCTTACAACCATGCTAATACACGCCGAGACTGGCGAGTACATTTCAGCAACTTACACGCTCCAGGTAGTAAGACAAAACGACCCACAAGCTCAAGGCTCGGCAATTAGTTATGCAAGACGTTACGCCATTACAAGCATTCTAAACCTAGCAATTAGCGACGATGACGGAGAGGCTGCAACTAGACCAGTACGCCAAACTCCAGCGGTTGTAAAGACCAAACCGACCGACGAGCAATTTGCCTACATCGTTAGATATCTAAACGGAACGGATGCACAAAAAAAGCAAGCCAAAGAGGCTTTGAGTAAATACATTTTAACACAAGACCAACAAGACACCTTAGACGGATTATTATGAACTTATACGAAATAACAAGAGAGGCTCAAGAGTTAGCCTTTCTATTGGAAACCGACGAGCTTACACCTGAGCTGGAGCAAATGCTGGTAATTAACCAAGAGCAACTCCAGGCAAAAGCTGGCAACTATGCCAAGGTAATCGCAAATATCCAAAGCGATTCAGACGTAATCGACCAAGAGATTAAGAGATTAAAAGCAATGAAGGAAAGTAAAGACCGAGCCATTACAAGGCTCAAGGACGCGCTTAGAGAGGCGATGCTAGTAAGTACAATCGACAAGATAGAAAGTCCTTTATTTAAGCTCTCTTTACGCCGTAGCGAGTCGGTCGAGGTTGACATTGTCGAGGCTTTGCCTAGCGAGTTTATAAACATTAAAAACGTGGTTACCGCTGACAAGGTCGCAATCAAAGAAGCCATCAAACGCGGCGAAAATATTACTGGCGCAAGACTAATTGAAAACTTTAACCTCCAAATCAAATGAGCCATTACACATATTTAGGCAAGTTTATACAACGCCCTGGAGACCTAGCGCCAAGAGGTGTCGCCTCCACATTTAACGAAGAGAAATTACCTTTTAACGAAACATTCGAAAGACTATGGAATTTGATGAAATAACCCAGCAAATTAAATCCCTTTACCTGGAGGGATTGACACGCAAAAAGATAGCCAAAACGCTTGGCTTAGATGTGCAAAAGGTTGGCTATTTGCTCTACACAAAAATGAAACTTCACGAGATTTACCCTCGGAAATTGATGGACGAAAATATATTTCAGATTTTAACCGACCACCAAATTAGTAGGATTTTAACTTTGGCAACTTACGGCTACTGCTGCCGAGAAATAGCAGAAGACCAAAACCTAGAATTTCGCAAGGTTAAAAAGCTGCTAGACGTTGCCCAGTCTAAAAACATGATTGAGAAAAAAGTATAAAATCTTTGTTATTAATTAGAATCTTTAGATATTTCGAAACATTTAAAACAAACACCAATGAAAAAAGCAGTTAAAGTAATCGGAAAAATCATTTACACAGTCTTGGCCTTGTCGCCAATCTTTGCGCTAGGGTATATGCTCGGCTTAAAATTATTGTAAACACCTAAAACCAAACTCCTATGGAAACGATTAAAATTAAAACCACGCATTTTGTAGATACGGAATTTAATATTCCAAAGTACTTTAAAATTATGCATCACTACCAAATGATTTTGGACGACCAAAATTACTTGTTTGTCAAGTCTCGTTTAGATAATACATTACTTATTTATCCTGAGATTTCAATACATCCAATTAGCTATTCTGCTGGACGCTGGTACGACGAAACCATTAAACAGGAACTAATACCAATTAGCGAGCAAGAGTTTAAAGACGAGTTTACAAAAGCAAGTGTTGAACTATTAAACTACTTGAATTGATGGAATCGACTGACTCACAAAACGCACTTATCAAGGGATGGCTTTTAAACGGTTATTCAATAACTCAAAGAGAGGCCAGCCAGCAATTTGGTTGCGATAGATTAGCGGCGAGAATTTGCGAACTAAGGGACAAAGGTTTAAATGTTGTAACCGATATGGTAACCGAAAACGGAAAAACTTTTGCACGATACTTTATAAAACGATGACACCTAAAGAAAAAGCTATTGAAATTTATACTAAAATGTATAACGAAGTTTATGCCTCTTATGGGACTGATTTTTTAGCAAAACAATGCGCTTTAATAGCGGTAAATCAACTTTTTGATGAAATTATTGCTTTTGATTCTCAAATGTCAGAAGCAAAGCTTTTCGATAAAGATTTAAAATATTGGTTAGAAGTAAAAGAAGAAATCGAAAAGCTATGACACGAGAGGAAATAATAATAGAACTCAACCACAGAGCAACCCAAAAGTATTTGGTATACTTGGCCCTCCAAGAAATCATGCTGGATTATTACGAAGACATTACGATGTTAAAAGCCTTTGACGGAGACCTAAAAACCAAGCACAAAAACATGATTAACGCGCTTAAAAGAAAGTCAACCGAGGCGTTTAGATTCCTGGAGAATTACGACGGAGGAGAGGCTACAATTAAGCAGTTTCACGAGTTTGTGACCTTGTTTGAAAAGCTACATCATTCGATTGACAAGGGCGGCTCGTTGTTTCACGATTGCCTAAATGCAATAGAACTAATTTTAGATAAGAATGAGGGGACGAAATCTAACTGAGTATCAAAAGGAGCTAATATTTGAGGCCTGGCAAGACAGAAAGCAAATAAAGGTAATTGCGCAAGAAATGGGACTTTCTTATGGTTGTATTTATTTCCAACTAAAGAAGCGCTCGCTGGTTGGTTAAATCCAAAATGTTTATATTTGTGTATCGAATTATTCCAGGGTGGTAGCTAGAATAATTCCATAGGTTAAATTTAACCTGAACCCGACTGTCTACCACCAGTTGGGTTTTTTTATTTACAAATATGAAGAAAGAAGCTTATTACTTTTCGCATGATTCAAACGCGAAAGATGACCCTAAGATTTTGCAATTGCGCATGGAATTAGGATGGGAGGGTTACGGATTGTTTTGGGCATTAATAGAACTGCTAAGAAACGAAAGCGATTATCGTATGCGAACGCATTACAAAAGCATAGCATTTGCATTGCAAACGCAAGAGGATACTATTAAAAAGCTAATTAATGACTTTGATTTGTTTGTAATTAACGAGCAATATTTTTGGTCTGAAAGCCTTTTAAAACGTATGGAATTGAAAGAAGAGCGCTCCGAAAAGGCTAGGGAATCAGCCAAAAAACGCTGGAATCAAACCAATGATGCAAATGCAATGCGAACGCATAGCGAAGGCAATGCGGATGCAATGCAATTAAAGGAAAGGAAAGTAAAAGAAATTGTATTAAGTGAAGAGAGCCACAACGAAATCTTTAGAAAGCTTTGGACAAGTACTATTTGGCTAGAAGGAATTGCAATGAAAAATAAGGCTACAATTGACCAGGTTAGAAATCACTTAAATGACTTTAGACAAGAAATGATATTAACAGAAAAATTAAAGGTAGATGAGAAAGACGCTAAAGAGCATTTTGTTAACTGGATAAAGAGAGGCAATCCAATACCTGAAAAGGAAGAGCCTAAATACGGTAAATCAACAATAGAAGACAACTGGTGGTAAGATGAAAGAGATACAAGAATTAAACGACCTAAACAGAAATGTTTGGGGATTGATTGTACAAGCTCAGCAAACTAAGAATTGGGCCTTAATGGAAGTAAACCTAAAAAGGTTGTACGCTCTACAAAAAAAGTACGTCAATATTATAAATTTACAAGATTACGATTTAAAAGGCACTAAATTAGCATTGCAAGAAGAGGCAAGGCAAAACAGGATATTTGAAAGGCAATGGTTTACAGACCTAGCCAAGAAGCAAGGCAAATACAACGAACTTAAAACGGAAATTGATAAATACTTTTTTGAATGAAAAAACACAACAAAGAGTTTGACCTAGATTTTTGCGAGGCATCAATAAAGACATTTGCTGGCCAACGAGAGTCAATGCTAAACAATTTCCGTAAGGGAAAAGAGGCTGGAAGTAAAACTTATGTAAGGGATATCGACCAGGTAACCAGCGGAGGACTGCAAAATAAGATGTGGTCTTGGAAGGCTGGAGAGTTTAACTTGTGGACGGGTTACAACAACGAAGGAAAGTCGCAGTTTCTTATTTTTCTTTGCGTTTTAAAGGCAATTAATGAGGGTTGGAAGTTTGCTTTCTTTAGTCCTGAGAATTACCCTCCTGACGAGTTTTTCGATGACATAATACACACGATAACTGGCAAGAGTACCGACCGAGCTTACAAGAATTTTGACCTTAGCGAAGAGGAGTATTTAAATGCCTTTGATTTGGTAAAGGATAATTTCTTTTTTGTTTACCCTGAAAAAAACGGAGTTCCTGACTTTAGAATAGAACAGATTGAAAACGTCTTTGAATTCCTAGTTTGGGAGAGAGGAGTTAACGCGGTAATTGTAGACCCGTACATAAAAATCAGACACGAGATGTCCCCAGGAGAGCAAGAGCATTTATACGCCTCGCGGTTTATGATGGATAGAATTAATTTTACTCGAAAGAATAATGTTTCTTATCATTTGGTGATGCACCAAACTACACCACGAAAAGAGAAAGACGGAAATTATCCTCCTCCAAGTCTCTACCAAATAAAGGGGGGGGGTACGTTTGCAGATTCAACCGACAACACAATTTCAGTTTGGCGACCTAACAGAGCAACAGACCCTAACGATACAACGGTAATAATTAAGACTGATAAGATTAAGAAACAAAAGCTGGTTGGAATACCTTTTGACATTACAATTGATTTTAACAGAAAGCGCAACCGGTACATTGGTAAAGACGGATTCGATTACTTTGCAAACGCAAATGTTAAAAGCTATCAATTTACAGGAGTAGAAAAGTTTCCCAATTTGGGAACAAATAATTTTGATATTGAAACAGAAACTAAATCCCCATTTTAATATGAGACACGGCTCACTATTTAGCGGAATTGGAGGTTTCGATTTAGCCTCAGAATGGATGGGATGGGAAAACATATTCCATTGCGAATGGAATGAATTTGGACAAAAAGTTTTAAAATATTACTGGCCTAAAGCAATAACCTACAATGATATCACCAAGACAGATTTCACTATTCACCGAGGAACAATTGACATTCTTACAGGTGGATTCCCATGCCAACCATACTCATCCGCAGGAAAGAGACTTGGAAAGGAAGATTCGAGACACCTCTGGCCTGAGATGCTTAGAACAATTCGAGAGATTCAACCGACCTGGGTTGTGGGCGAAAACGTTCGCGGCCTTACTAATTGGAATGGAGGGTTGGTATTCGACGAAGTGCAGGCTGACCTGGAAGCTGAAGGCTACCAAGTTACACCGTTTTTACTTCCAGCTTGTGCCGTTAACGCACCCCACAGAAGAGACAGAATTTGGTTTGTTGCCTACTCCTCTAGCGCAAGCAAGGGAGCAAAAGAGCTTCGACAAATACGACGAGAGAATGGAGAGATTAGTGGAAAAGGGACACAAACCATTTACGATGCCACTAGACCAAATGGCATTGAGAGGACTACTTCCAACTCCGACAGTATCGGACAAGAATGCTGGGAGAAGAGGAAATGCACCGAGACAAGGACACAACCCAATGACAAACTCATTAAAAGATGCAATAAATTACCAGGAGCAGACTTCGAAATGTTCCCATCTGTCGCCCCAATTTGTGATGGAGATGATGGGATTTCCGACAGACTGGACGGAATTACCTTTCCTAAATGGAGAAACGAATCAATCAAAGCTGGAGGAAACGCAATCGTCCCACAAGTAGTTTATCAAATATTTAAGGCGATTCAACAATACAACGAACTAGATAAACAGCTAACAATATGAAAAGCACTTATTTTTTATCAAACAGAAAGGAAAAGAAAGGGCCGCAATTGGTTAGACAAATACAAATGTTTTGCCAGCGCAAAAACATAGCTTTGGCCTCAGACATTAAAATTGAAATAAGTGAAGCTATTAATTCAGAAACAAAATTTAATACGATTAAAATAACTATTAACTAAAAAAACAATGAGCAAGATTTACGGCGGAAACGCAAAACTAATGAAAACCAAATTTGGAGAAATTTGGAAAGTAAGCCAATCAAGAAAAGACTTGGAAGGACTTTTACAATACCTAAACGACAACGATGCCGAATGGGTAAACCTAGACATTAAGGAAAAGCCGCAAATTGTGGAAGGTAAGCCAACTCACTATTTACAAGTTTGGATAAAGGAGGCGGTACAAGTGGCAAACAAGCCGACAGAGAAACGAATTCACGAAAACGATACTTTGCCGTTCTAATGAGAAAAAATGATTTGTACGCAATCTTTGCGGCGCTAGTAGGCATTGCCTTACTGGCGTTGCTAAAGGTTTCTAGTTTGCTGCTATTTATGGTTGCCTTAGCTTTATGGACTTTGGCTTGGTCTTGGATTTATAAAAAATGTAAATGATACAATTTAAATTAAACGAAAAACCACTAAGCGTTAACGAAGCTTGGCAAGGCAAACGCTTTAAGACCGAAGAGTATAAGAATTACGAGCGGACGATAATGTTTATGTTGCCAAAAGCCGAAATTGACCCAAACCAAATGTTGAGGATTGAATTTTTCTTTGGCTTTAGCAACAAGGCCAGCGACCTAGACAACCCAGTTAAGTTGTTAATTGACATTGCGCAAAAGAAATATGGATTTAACGATAAAATGGTATTTGAGTTAAACGTTCGCAAATGCCTGGTAAAAAAAGGCGAGGAGTTTATACACATGGGCATTTATAAATTAGTTCCGTTTTAAACAAAAATCTTGCTTTTAACTTGGAATCAAATCGGAATGATATATTTGCCTAAAGAATAAACAAATGAGCATTTACGAAGGGTTACTCATACGAAAGGCACGCAAAGCCGCTGGTTATACGCAAGAGCAGTTGTCCGATAAAATCGGACTGTCCCTGGCTCCAATTAACCAGGTTGAAAATGGTTGGGAAAGTATAAGCCTAAACAGACTTAGACAGATTTGCGAAGAGATTGGCTTGGAGGTTGTAATTAGACGAAAAGATGCCGAGAATCCAGCCAACTAAAACCGATTATTCGTTAGAGATTAGATACCGACTAAGGGACGGCCAATGGTCGACATGGTCTAATAAAGGCAAAGGCAAGTTTGAGACAATCGAGCTTGTACAAAGGCAAATAAGAACGCTGGCGGCTGCTTATCAACTTAGAGAGAAAGAGGTACGCTTTGAATGGAATGGAGTACTTTGCGACTTTGCTGGCAATAAGACTGGCGAGGTCATTACACTTAAATAGTTAGTTTTGGGTTTGTGTTAACTGGAAAGCCTTGCTCAATCGGGCAAGGTTTTTTTACTTAAATTTGTGATTATGGAAAAGCATTTACATTGGGACGATAAAGACAAACAAAAGGCGTTTGACATTATAATTGAGCAAATTTGCCAAGGTAAAAGCCTAAAATCTATAATTGACTCAGACAAAAACAACCTACCAGCATACAAGACCTTTTTGGATTGGGTGGTTAAAAATGAGGGAATGAGTAACAAATACGCGAAGGCAATGACTGTTAGAGCCGAGTTAAAGTTCGAAAGCATCGAGCAAGACTATTCCGAGCCTCCACAAAGAGACGCGGAAACTGGAAAGATAGACCCAGGATGGGTGAGCTTGCAAAGATTAAAGATAGACGCAAAGAAATGGGAGTTGTCTAAGCTAATGCCTAAGAAGTACGGAGACAAGCAAGAAACAACCCATATTTTGGAAACGCCAATATTTACAGGAATCGACCTAAATGTTCCAAAAGACAACGGCTCAAGCTAAAATCTCAAAGCTCAGAAAAAGAGTAAGGATTGTACAAGGTGGCACCTCATCGTCCAAAACCTTTTCGATTTTGCCTTTGCTAATTACTCATGCAATGCAGACTCCCTATACCGAAATTTCGGTTGTGGCTGAATCAATCCCACACTTAAAGCGTGGCGCGGTTAAAGACTTTTTGAATATAATGGTCATGACTGGCAATTATCGAGACGCTCAATTTAATAAGTCCGACCTAAAATACAAGTTTTTAAACGGCTCATTTATTGAGTTTTTCTCGGCAGACCAACCCGACAAACTTAGAGGAGCAAGAAGGCACGTTTTATTCGTAAACGAGTGCAACAATATAGACTTTGAGTCCTACAATCAATTATCAATCCGTACAAGGGATTTTATTTATTTAGATTATAATCCAACCCAAGAGTTTTGGGTTCATACCGAGCTTATAAAAGACGAAGACTCGGACTTTGTAATATTGACCTACAAAGACAACGAAGCCTTAGACGCTGCAATTGTAAAGGAAATAGAAAAGGCAAAAGAAAAGGCTAAGACATCTAAATACTGGGAGAACTGGTGGAGGGTTTACGGCCTTGGTCAGGTTGGAAGTTTAGACGGTATTATTTTCTCTAATTGGTCATCAATCGACCAAGTGCCAGCAAATGCCAAGATAATTGGTTACGGCATGGACTTTGGATTTACTAACGACCCAACGACATTGGTTGGAGTTTATCAATACGACGATTCTTTAATTGTTGAGGAGAAAATTTACCGCCAAGGGATGCTAAACTCGGACATCATTAGAGAAATGAGCCGATTAGGAATAAATAAATCGGACAAAATCTATGCAGACTCGGCCGAACCGAAAAGTATTGAGGAAATTTACCGCTCAGGATTTAACATTAAACCAGTCCTAAAGGGAGCCGACTCAATTAAGTTTGGCATTCAGATACTGCAAGAGCATAAGCTATTAGTGACCAAAGAAAGCACAAACCTAATAAAGGAATTGCGCTCTTATACCTGGGATAAAGACAAGACTGGTAAAAGCCTAAACAGTCCTATTGGCGATTATAACCACGCTATTGACGCGTTGAGATATTTGGCAATGATGGAGTTAAAAAAGAAACAAGATTTTAAATTCTCAATATGACAAAAGAAACAATTGCCTCGCTTATTTTAATGTTTATCACTTACCTATTAATCGTATTTGTGACTTTGGATTTTAATCCTCTTACGTGGCATTGGTTAGCTCGAGTGGTTATGGTTGTAATTTGGTTTTATGGACTTGCATTTTTAGAAAAAAATAAATAGGTATATTTGTTAAAACGAATATGCTATGCTATTAAAGGCTCTTCAGAATTACATCACGCCACAAGTAACGCCTACAAAGACTTACCCAGATGTAAACCTACTCAATCAAATACTTTATGGCCAGTTTACGGCCTCCACGCTTGTTGTTTGGTATGACTCAAACCAACAAACTTTTATCGACAAGGGATACAAAGGAAACGCCCTGGTTTACTCAATTATTCGAAAGATAGCAGAGAAAGGCAAGCAATGCCCCACCTACGTTTACAAAGAGAGCGAAGGAAGCAAGAAATACAGAGGCGGAAAGTACAACTCGAAGGAACTTAATAGATTGCAAAGCATAGCATTTAGGAAAAAGGAGCTTGAGGATGTAAGTTATACCGACCCAGTAAACCAGCTAATCAAAAACCCTAATCCAATGCAAACTTGGAGCGAGTTTCTTGATTCTATGCTAACGTGGTACAATACTAGCGGCGAGATATTTGTTTACGGATTTGCTCCTCAGGACGGCCTTAATAAGGGCAAAATAAAGGAGATGTACATTTTGCCGTCTAACTATGTAGAGATTGTGGCTGGCAGTTTATTCGAGCCAGTACGCGGCTACAAATTGATAATTGGAGACCAAAATATTGAGATACCAGCTGACCAGGTATTACACATCAAAACAACCAATCTAACTTGGGATTTGAACGGCGCGCAATTGCGTGGAATGCCTCCTCTCTTGGCTGGTTTGACAACCTTACAGGCTAACAACGAGGCGACCTTTGCCAAGCAAAAGACTTTCCAAAACGGAGGAGCCAAAGGCATTATTTCGCCTAATATTACAAACCCTGAGTTTTGGCCGTCGCCTGACCAAAGAGCTAAGATGGACGAACGGATAGACGAGAGGATAAACGGCAATAAAAACATTAATAAAATAGTTGCCTCATCCATTCCTTTGCGTTACGATGCAATCGGATTGTCTCCAGTTGCGATGGACATTATCAATTCTCAAAACATGGACTTGCAAACTCTTTGCGGTCTTTGGGGCGTCAACCCTGTTTTGTTTAGTTCTAACGCAACCTATGCCAATTTAGAAGGCGCGCAAAAGTCTTTGGTTACCGATGTAATTATGCCGCAACTCCAAATGATTGAGGAGAAATTTACAATATGGCTTGGCAAGTCTTACGGCATGGATTACGTTATTGATTTCGATATCTCTAGCTTTAGCGAGTTGCAACCTGACGTAAAAGTTATCCTAGAAACATACGGCAAATCGCCATACTTTACAGGCAACGAAGTTAGAAGCTTGTTAAACTGGCACGCTAGCGAAGACCCTGCAATGGATGTTCATTGGATTCCTAACAACGTACTTCCAAGCGAGGAGGCTTTAGGAGGTGCAGCAACTGACTTTGTAGATTTCCCAGCCTAAGAAATGAGAAAAATAAATTACTCTAAGGTTAGAAGGTCAGCACAAGCAGACCTAAAGAAATACGAGCGCCTTGGAGTAAAAATATTTACCGAGGCATTGAAGGAACAGGCTAAACCAGTCGTGCCTTTGTTGCCTATGCAGAACGCTTACGTTCAATTTTACCAAACCGTCTTTGTTGACTCAGCAAGAAAAGAGTTTAACCGAATAAGACAAGACAATAAAGAAAAGGCATTTATTCCTGACGATTTCTTTTTGAATACATGGAAGGAATGGATAAAGGATTGGGTTTTACAAAACCTTGGCCAGCTTATTTTGGATGTTACCGAAACAACGCAAAAGAAGGTAAACGAGATAATTGCACAAGGAATTGCAGACGGATTAAATCCGTTTCAGATTGAAAGGCTTTTATTAGAGTTTATTCCTGACGTAAAGCGAGCGCGAGCCATTGCTAGGACTGAATCGACACGAGCTTACAATGAAGGCAAGAAGCGCTCGGCCCAAGATTGGGCAAGCCAAACGGGAACAACACTTTGGAAAATATGGATTCATGGAGGCTCAAGAGAGCCAAGAATTGAACATATACAAGCGCAAGACAAACCAATAAGAGCAGACCAATTTTTTCCTTTTAACACCAAAGGAATTCAAGTTTTTATGGATAAACCTGGGGACATAAACGGCGGAGCTGCTCAGACCGTTAATTGCAGTTGTGTTGTCGTTTATATTTCCGAGTCTTATGCTCGCCGAAACTTTCCTAATGCATTTGTGATTTAATCGCCTTTTGTTTCCTAATTTTTTTTATTTGTATATTTGTCTAAACGAATATGCGATGTTAAAGAAAGGACTAAACCAAGGCTTTGCCGACTCAGATACCAAACAAGGGATTGTTTCTGGTTACTTTGCCGTATTTGGAAACAAAGACTTGGATGGCGATGTAATCGAGCCAGGAGCGTTTACCAAGACTGTAATGGAGCGTGGGCCACAAGGCAAGCAGTTAATCAAGTATTTACTAGACCACGATAAAAACAAGGTTGTCGCAAAAATCACCAATCTTTACGAAGACAATAAAGGATTGCGTTACGAGGCTAAAATTGGTAGTCATGCAGCTGGAATGGACTTTCAGAAAATGATTGAGAGCGAGCTAATTAACCAGCATTCTTTTGGCTTTAGAACTATTAAAGAGCAGTTTGACCAAGAGGCCAAAGCAAACCTAATTAAGGAAGTAATGATGTATGAAGGCTCAGCAGTTCAATTCTTGGGCGCTAATCCCGAGACTACGTTTATTGACCTTAAAAGCGAAGCGGACGCGTTCGAATATCTTGATAGACTTGAGAAGTTTGTAAAGACCTCAGACGCAACCGACGAAACAATTGAAAAACTAGAAAATCAACTTAAATCACTTTTGGAGTTTCTAAAGCCAGCCTCGCCTACTTTGGAAATAAAAGAAGCCGAAGCGGTCGAAATAATAACAATTAACGAACTTAAAAAACAATTTGAATCATGGAAAATCTAACAATCGACGCCGTAAAGGCAGTCATTGCAGAGGCTGGCGAAGCTTTAAAAGCAAAAGCAGCAAATGCAGAAACTAAAGCCAATGAGGCTTTCGAAAAGGCTGAAAGCCTATTAAAGTCTTTCAATGGCGTAGTAACCAAAGAAGAGGCAGCAGAAATGCAAAAGCAACTTGATAAGTTGGACATTGCAATGCAAAAGAATGCAGTAGAGAAAGAAGTTAGCGGTGAAGATTTTAAGACTGCTTTCATGAAGGCTTATGCTCCAGTACAAGCTGAAATTGAGCGTCTAAAGTCTGAGCCTAACGCTCGTCTAAAGGCTCCTTTGGTATTTGAAATTAACGAGAAGTCAGTTGGAACTATTACTCTAGCTTCTACAATCGCTAACGAAGCATCTTCAGGACAAGTTACAATCTCTGAGTTTACAGGTGTTGTTTCTCCTATCCGTCAGAGACTGTTGGTTTACCTTGCTAACGCAAGCGTTGGAGCAATCGGAACTCAGTATGCAGTATGGGTTGAAGAGTACGACCAACAAGGAACTCCAGTAATGATTGGCGAAGGTGTTGAGAAAACTCAAATCGACGTACAATACAAAGAGCAGAGAGCTAAGGTTGAGAAGATTGGTGTACACATGAAGGTTTCCATGGAAATGTTGGAAGATGCCGCTTACTTGGCTTCTTACATCCAAACCAATGGTGTGAAGCGTGTTGAGACTGTAATCGAAAACCAATTGTTTACTGGTAATGGTACATCTCCTCAGCTTGCTGGTTTGCTTTCTAAGTCTACCACTTTCACTGGCGGTTCAATGGCTGGTGGTGTTGAGTCTGCTACTAACTGGGATGTTATCCACGGAATTATCGCTCAAGTAAGAGCTGCTAACGGAACTGCAACAGGAGTATTTGTTGAGACTGGACAGTATCACCTAATGCTTTCTGAGAAGGATGCTGAAAAGCAATATATCTTGCCAGCTGGCGTTACTTTCAATGCACAAGGTGGAATTACTGCTTGGGGTGTAAACATTATCCCAACCAACGCTTTGACTGGAACTGCTGCTAACTTTGTAGGTGGTGACCTTTCAGTTATTAACGTACGTTTGAGAAGCGGTTTGCAAGTAGCAATTGGAGAGTCTGGTGACGACTTTATTGACAACTTGAAGACTGTAAGAATCGAGCAGAGATTGGTACAATTTATCTCAGCTAACGATACTCCAGTATTGGTTAAAGGAACTTTTGCAGCTGCTAAGGCGCTTCTTGAGACTACCTAATATTTAGTGTGTGTTTAGTTTAGTGGTTAAAAGGCTGGAATTTTTCCAGCCTTTTTTTGTTTAACCCGTTCAAAATCATTTACTTTAAAAATAAATAATAAGATATGGCAACATTTACGATGTGTAAGCCGCAAAGATGCAAGCTTAAAAACTCTTGCGAGCGGTACACGGCTAAGGCTAGCGAAATGCAAATTTACTTTGATAAGGAGCCAAGCAATCATGAAGGAACACAATGCGAAATGTATTTTAAGAAAAATTGTAAGCCTTGCGGAGAAATTTAATAATGAAAAAGCCTACTAAAAAAACACTTAATGCAATTGAGATGGTTAAAATCATGGAATCAATTCCAAATCATGATACCAATTTACAATATATTGACGAACCAGCTGGAATTGAGCATTACAGGCTTTTAGTTTGGTTAGGTAGCCAAGTAAAAGGAAAAATAATGGAGCTTGGAAGCTTGCGCGGTCATTCGGCTTTTTGTTTAGCTCAATCTGAAAATGAAGTTTTAAGCTATGATATTGAAAATCAAATTTCTCTTAATTATAAGCCAAAAAATCTAAATTTCTACCTTTCAGAAAACGGACATTTATTAATTGATGATTCTTTTGATTTATTGTTTATTGACACAATGCACGACGGAATCTACGAACAAGAAGTACTAAATCATTTAAGAGAAATTAAATGGAAAGGAATAGTTTTAATGGATGATATTGTGCTTTTTGATGAGCTTTCTAAACTTTGGGAAGAAATTCCAGAGCAGAAAGCAGATTGGACAGATATTGGTCATCATTCAGGTACAGGAATAATTTGGTTTAAATGAAATTATCAATTTTAGTCCCTTCAGTTTCAGGGCGAAGAAATACCTTTTTGCCTAAATCATTGGATATGCTTTATAGTCAATTAGAAGCATTGCCAGAGCAAGACCAAAAGGAAGTTGAGATTATATATTTAATTGACAACAAAACGATTATGCTCGGAGATAAAAGAAATCTTATGATAAGCATAGCAAGTGGAAAATACATTTCCTTTGTTGATTGTGACGACCGCATTGAGTCAGATTACATTTTAACTATTTTAGATGCAATTAATTCAAATGCAGATTGTATAACCTTTGAGGTCTCTGTTTCACTAAATGGCAACAATCCTAAAATCTGTTACTATTCTAAAGATTTTCCTAACGATTACAATACTGAGGAGGCTTATTATAGATTGCCAAATCATATACCAGTAATAAAAAAAGAAGTTTCAACTAAGGTTTCTTTTCCGAGCTTACCAAGAGCTGAGGACGCTGGTTACGCAAAGATTTTAAAACCACATTTAAAGTCTGAGTTTAAAATAAATAAAGTCCTTTATCATTATGATTATAGCGATTTAACAACCGTTGCTCAAGAATATATCCCCAACATAAGAAACAAACGAAAAAGCAGTATGAATCCAATTGTAGATGTAATTTTTATTTCTAACGCTTCAAAACTAGGGTCAAAAATGACTCAAAATGCAATTGATAGTTGTATTCAGTCGGCAAATGGTTTGGAAGTCAATTGTATTGTAATAGAAGAGAAGACTAATTTATTCTATAAAAATGCAACCACATACAATCCTCATTCCCAATTCAATTATAACAAATTTTTAAATTTTGGAGCAGTTCGTGGTAATGCTCCCTGGGTAATGTTTTGTAATAATGATTTGATATTTAAAAATGGCTGGCTACATGGTTTATTAGCCGCCGACTATCCAATTGTGAGTCCAATTGCAATGGCTGACTTTAGGCAAAAGGATGTTACAGAAAATGAAATAGGCTGGCAATGTGGTAGAAATTTATCAGGTTGGGCGTTTATGATGAAAAGGTCATTATATAAAGAGATTGGCGGATTAGATGAGGATTTTGATTTTTGGTTTGCTGACAATTCATTAGTTGAGCAATTAAAGAAAATTGATGTGCCTCCAATGTTGGTTGTTTCAGCTAAAGTAAATCATTTAGGTAGCCAAACCTTTAAAGAAAGAAGCATAAGTGATAGAAATGATTTAATGTGGTCTAAGCTAGAATTATTCAATCAAAAATATAATCAAACTTTATTTTCAGAACATCCAAAATTCTTAGAATGGAAACAATTGCAGTCTGTTTAACAACGCACAATAGAAAAGAAGTATTTGAGGAAACATTAATTGAATGGGAAAAATATTTGCCAATCAATGCTACTATTTATGTGGTTGATGATGCATCCAAAACACCTGTAAAATCTAATTATCGGTTTGAGCAAAATGTTGGAATAGCTAAGGCTAAAAACAAGTGTTTAGAGTTAGCCGACAAACATGACCACATTTTTCTTTGTGATGACGATGTAAGACCGAAAACACATGATTGGTTTAAGCCTTACATTAATTCTCAAGTCAATCATTTGTGCTTGACATTTGATAAAAAAAGCAATGACATCATTTATAGTCCTTCAATAAGATTTTACGGTGAACATGAAGGATTTATGACATATACCGCTCCTAATGGATGTATGCTTTATTTGAAAAATATATGTCTTCAGGTAGCTGGAGGAATGAGGCCTCAATTTGGCTTATGGGGATTTGAACACGTCGAATACAGTCAAAGAATACATGACTTAGGATTAACTACTAAACCATTTATGGATGTAAAAAATAGCCTTGATTTATTTGATGTTTTAGATTGGCGTTTTGCCGTCGATTCGTCTTTATCAATTAATGAAAGAAGACAAAGCGGTAAAATAAATTTAAAGCTTTACGAAGAGTTCTCAAAACATCCTGAATTTGTAAACTACAAATGAGAATATTTTACTCAAATCCTTTTAGTTTAGAGAAAGACATTGGCAAAGCCTACAACGAATACTTGGCCAGCCTAAATGCAAACGATGACGATTGGATTGTTTTACAAGACGGTGATATTTTGTATCTGACTCCTGACTGGGGCAAAAGAATACACGATGCTTTGTCTTTAGATGGAGACAAATTTGGATTGGTTGGATGTTATACCAATCGGCTAAGGTCAAAGCACCAATTGCATGGAAAAGCCTTTAGCAACGACTTAAACATTAGAAATCATTACAATATCGCCATGTCATACGGGGGGGGTGGGGTGCAAGAAATAAACGAGTACATTGCGGGGTTTTTTATGGCCTTTCAGTATAAGACCTGGAAAAAAATTAAGTTTGTCGAAAATAGCCTGGCTTTTGATTCATTGTTTTCGATGAGAGTTAAAGAGCTTGGCTTAAAGGTTGGTTTAATCCGTTCGCTTTACGTTTTCCATTCTTACCGACCTTGGACTGATTTCGAGCCATGGAATGAGAAAAAACATTTAATGAAATAAATAGTATCTTTATGATAAAATTATTAATTGACCTAGCACCCTTTCAGAAAGGCGAAATATTGACCGTAGGCAAGACCTACGACACCTATTTGGTCGACAAAGGCTTGGCGGTTTGGATTAAAGTGGACAAACAAGACTATAAGAAAAAATGAGCGTAATTAGACCCGTAGACATTAGATACAGTTTCCAGGTAGCAACGGAGCCAATTACTTTGGCAGAGGCAAAGGCTTGGATGCAAATTGATTTCTCAGATTGGGATACCTTGATTACTAACGAACTAATCCCAGCGGCTAGAATTGAAAGTGAGAAGGCAAGCGGAATGCTTTATGTGGAAAGAAATGTCGTTGTAACAAATAATAAAACTGGCCAAAGAATTTACCCGATTGGGCCTTGGGTTGCGGATGTAACAACGGACGAAACAGAGGTAGCCAATTACACTTATACGGCTGGATTTAACAACTCCAATCCTTTGCCTCAAGATTTGCACGTTGCAATGCTTAAAAGAATTGCAACGGATTTTGCCTTTAGACAAAACCTAATTACAGTACAAGAGCAATACGCCCAAAAGGCTAGTATTTCAACTGAGTTAAAATATAGAGCGGACTTATTCGTATGATAAACTTTGGAAAATACGACCAAAAAGTTGAGTTTGTTTCCTTTCAAACTGTAAGCGATGGAGCTGGAGGCACAACTGTTACTCCAGGCACTTTCTTAACTACGTTTGCATCTGTTAAACAGACTAGAGCTGGAAACGCTTTGGAAGCTGGCGAAATGGTATTGCCAAACACTTACCAAATTGCAATACAATACAGAGTTTCTTTTGTTCCTAGCGAAAACTACCAGGTTTATTATCGGAGCAAGTATTACAAAATTACAGGCGTTCAATTGAATGACGAACGCCAGCACAAAGAGTACATTATTAACATGGTCGGAGTGTAATGGCGGTTACGGTAAAAGGCTTGGACGCGGCTTTAAAAGACTTGGACAAGCAAGAGCAAATTGTAATTGACGCCGTCAAAGATATTTTGGCAAGCACGGCAACCGATATTGAAATTGAGGCAATTAGAAACGCTCCTAGCAGTTGGGAAGGCCAGCCGCTAAATATTAAGCAAAGAATTGACAAAGTAGTTGAAGAAAACGGTTTAGCCTGGAGAGTTGGCGTGCAGTCAGGCGACCCAGTATTTGAGATTGAGGCTTGGTTAGAATTTGGCACGGGATTAAGCGCAAGAGAGATTCTTTCTAATCCTCAGTATACGCAAGAGGTTCGAGACATAGCCAGGAGATTTTACCGAAACGGACAAGGACGAATTATTGGCCGACCTTATTTAATGCCAGCCTTTTTTAGGAATACCGCTAATTTAGTAACGGATATTGAAAACGAGATAAACAAAGATTTAGGATGAGAGAAATAGCTACCGACATACGAATTGCCGTAATTAATGCAATTACTCCTCTGACTCTTAGCGGAGTTACTATTCCAATTTACGATACGGAATTACCGCCTGGCATAAATCCAGCAAACTACCAAGGCTCGGCCGCTTACGTCCTTATTACAGACCAAAACGAAGCCGAGACAACAAACAACGATTGCTCAATAAGACAAAACGCAACCTTTCAAATCAATATTGTAACTAAGTTTGCACAAGGTAACGGAGGTAAAAAGCTTTCGGAAAATATTTCCAATGCCATTCAATTAAAAATGACTTTGGATTATCTTACGTTTCCAGCTGATTTGCAAGTTTTAGAGATTAGAAAAAACTTTAGCAGAACACAAATTGAGCAAGGTAGTAGCCAAATAGCTTACCAAAAAATCTTGTCTTATACCTTGGATATTTTCCAAGTATCTTAGTAAATAAAAATTTATGTATATTTGTTAAAACGAATAAGCAATGGCAACATATCAATTAGGCAATTTCTTTACTTTCGAGTGGAACAATCTTCCAGTCGTTTGTAAAACCTCCGCGTCTGTTTCAATATCCAATGAGTCCGTAACCGTGAGAAACGATTGCACGGGCGATTATGGTGTAAGACTAGAAGGCGGCGACAAATCAGGCTCTTTCTCTTTTAGTGGAGACCTAGATTTTGCATCTACTGGAGTATCTAACCTTTCAGCTTTTGACTTGATGGAAGACATCGGAAAAGTATTTGAATTGGTTTTTGGTGGTACTGACTCAGGAGACAAAATCATTACAGTTGACGCTCAATTAAACTCAGTTGAGATTACCGCGGAAAGAAACTCTCAAGTTTCATTCTCAGGAACTTTCGACTTTGCTGGCGCTCCTGTTATTAGCGTTATACCAACCTAAACAAAATATATGGCTAAGTACCATTCAGCTCCTTTTAAAGAAGGGGAGATTTTCTTTTACCCAAATCTTGGGTCATTAGCAAACTTTGAGGATTTTACAGGATTAGGAATTGCAGAGGCATTTACTGGCAACGCAATACCGAAACTAGATTACATTTACGCTTTATTACATGAATGCCACAAAGTTGCTTGTTTGCGTAAATCAACAAATCCAGTTGCTTTGGATGAGTTAAAAGTTTGGATTGAGGGAAAGGATGTAATGAAGTTGTTTAACGATGTTTTGGCCGACTTGCTTTTGGAGTTGGGCATTGGTGAAAGCCAAGAAAAAAAAACATAAATGAAGACGAGAGCGAAGATTATTCCGCTCGCGAAAATTTAATGTTGCTTGTAGGCCGTACTAAGGTGCCCTATGAGCAACTTTTTTGTTTAAGCCGTAAAGAGTTAAAGGCATTGATAAAAGGCCACGAGATTGACCAAAAGGACATGATTGAGGCAATGAGAGTTCAAGCGGTAATTGGTTTACAACCTCATTTAAAAAAAGGTGCTAACCTAGACCAAACAAAAATTTGGCCATTGCCTTGGGATAAGATGGCAAAGCATTTAGAGTCAACACCGCAAGACTTTGCGAAAGCAAAGAAATTGTTGGAAATTGCAAGTAAACTAGAGAAAAATGGCAAATCCAAAAATAGAGGTTGAAATTGGAGCGGTAATTGACGGCTTAAGAAAAGGTTTTGGCGATTCTGTAAGAATTATTGAGACTCTTGAAAAACAAGCTTTAGAATTAGATAAGGCTTTAAAGGCGGCAACTGATTTGCCAGAAATACAAAGTCTAAACTCAAGATTAGCACAAACAAAGGCTGCTTTAACTCAATTAAAAACTGCTGGCGTTGAACCCTTAACTAAAGCTACTAGCGGTTACAATTCAGTTGGAACAGACTTTGCAAGAATTATCCAGGACGCGCCTTTTGGAATTATTGGTGTTGGTAACAACATTCAGCAATTGGCTGGCTCATTTCAACAATTAAAAAATAGTACTGGCTCAACTGGTAGCGCGGTTAAGGCTGCTTTAGCATCTATTTTGTCTCCAGCTAACGCCGTTGTTTTAGGCATATCAATATTAACAACTGCTTTGACTGTTTTGCAAATGCAAGGTTTTTTCAAGACCGAAGAGGCTGCAAAATCTTTAGCCGAACAATTAGACAAATACAAAGATACTTTAGGAGAAACAACACAAGCTCAATTAGAAGGAGCTGCAAGCGCTGATAAAGAAATAATAAAAATTCAATCTTTAAGAGCAGTTATTGAAAATGAAACTGTAAGCAGAGAAAAAAGATTGGCAGCGGTTGAAAAACTTAGAGGAGAAGCTCCTACCATATTTAAAAATTTATCAGACGAACAGATTTTGGCTGGTAAAGTTGGAGACTCTTATAATAGGTTAACTCAAATTTTAGTTGCTCGTGCAACTGCTTCAAGTGGTATAAATAAGATTGTTGCCTTAGCAGATGAGGAAAGATTAATACTAGAGAAAAATGCTGAAATATTGCAACAAATTTCAGCCTTTGAACAAAAAGCCGCAAAATTTAGAGCGCAAGGCCAACAAGAACTTGTTTTAATTAATGAAAATCAAATAAGGTATTTAAAACAACAAAATCCCGAAATTCAAAGATTAGCAGATATTGAAGCTGAAAGAGTTAAACTTACTGCATTAGTAAATCAAAATTTAATTGCCTCAGTTGATTATAATGATAAAAGCGCAAATTCAGCATCTAAAGTAAACGCTGAATCTCAAAAATTACTTAGAACTTTTGAGGAGATTCAAAAAATTGAACTTAGTAGACCAGCAGTTTCTTTTGAACCAACTCTACCAGAAAGAGATAAATTTGAATTACCAGAGGCTAATTTAGAAAACATACAAAGTCAAATTCAAGCTCTTAATGCTTTAAATCAAGCATTACAAGGTAGCGGAATAGGTATTGAGCAATTTTACGCGGCAATTGCAAACGGAGCAGCTGAAGGCTTTAGCTCTTTAGATACATTTATAGGAAGATTGGCAGAAACTCAAGCTTTTGTTAACGAGACATTTGATATTTTAGAACAAGGCGCGGAAAATACTCTTGGTGACATGGCTTTCGCAATTGGTGATGCTTTAGCAAGTGGTGGCAACGTAATTAAAGCCGCTGGAGGTGCATTACTTGGCGGATTAGCTGGTATTTTAAATCAGCTAGGACAATTAGCTATTGCAACTGGTCTTGCCGTAGAAGGCATAAAAACGGCATTAAAAACTCTTAATCCAGCGGTCGCAATTGGAGCTGGAGTTGCCCTAATTGCTTTAGCTGGTTTCGTATCAAACAAAGCTAAAAGCTTGGGAGGTTCTAAAGGTGGCGGAGGTGGAGGCGGTGGCTCTTCAGTTGGAAGCTCAGGAGTTGGAGGTGGCTCGTCATTTACTGGAGGCGCTCAGGGAGGTTTATTTGAGCAAAACAGAGATGTAAGCGGCGAGTTTGTAGTAAAAGGCAACGATTTGGTTTATGTTTTAGGACAAGCAAACAATAAGATAAATAAAGGCTAATGGCTAACGATTTCAGATTACAATTTGCAGTTAGAGAAGGTCTTGGTACAATTACCATTAACGGCGTTGCTCCTTCACTATTCTACACCGAAGGCGATGTATTGACAATTGCAGTTGCTCCCGAGTCGGGTTACCATACTGCAATGTGGTATAGCTCTCCAGGCAATACTTTCTTGTCTTCGAGCTTGTCTTTTAGCTACACCATGCCAAGTGAGGATGTTAAAGGCTATGTTGTTTTAACAGGCCAAAACGCTCCTGTAAATGATTACGGTCTAAAATATCAGGGGGGGTATGCTACCAACTATGGAGGTAATGCTTGGAACTTGCAAATTTTCAGAACTGGCTATTCAGGAGCAGTTACTACTTTGCTTATTAACGATATTACCTACAATTGGGGCAATACAGGAAACGACCCATTAGAGACAATAATAGGTTCTTCGGTTGACTTTACAATTGCTGGCGAGACTGGAGATTTTAACGAGTTTCTTGTTGGTGGCAATCGGACTTGGAGAGTTGCTTTAAATCAAGTTAGCGCCAACAACGATATTACTGATTGGCAAGCCGCTTCTCCAACTGGAGGTTTTAGAGGCATGGCTTATGGAAATGGGTTTTTTGTTGGTGTTTTTGCAAATGTGCAATATTCTTCGGATGGAATTACTTGGACAAGTGGCGGTTATTTAGGTGCTGAACACGTTACTTATGGAAATGGTCAATTTGTAGCCATTGGTTTTGTAATTGCTTCAGGAGTTCCAACATCATATATTAATACCTCACCAGATGGAATAACATGGACAAGCAGAACTCCTAGTGAGGTAATGACTTTTCAAGATATTTCATTTGGAAATGGATTATATGTTGCAGTTGCTAATACTGGAACTAATCGTATAATGACCTCACCAGATGGAATTACTTGGACATCAAGAACAACAAGTATAAATCCATCATTTAGCGGTGTTGCTTATGGTAATGGAATTTGGGTTGCGGTTTGTAGCGCATCTTCAGGAGGAACAACTTTTACTTCTTATGACGGTTTAAATTGGGATGAGCAAGCAACAGTTTTTAACTCTACAACAATTCTTTTTGCTAATGGCCTGTTTACTATTGGCTCAAGATATTCAGTTGATGGATTAACTTGGATAAGTAATTCAATAGCATTTAGTCCTCAAAAAATAGCTTTTGGTAACGGATATTTTGTTGCGGTAACAGATTTTGGAACTAATCGAATAGCTTACTCTACAAACGCAATAAATTGGACTGCAATACCAGCGGCTTCAGTTGCTAATTTTGAATCGATTGCGTTTGGAAATAATACCTTTGTAATGGGAGCAACAAGTGGAACAAGTAAAATTAATTATAATTTATTTGAAGGAGTGCAATCTTTCTTTAGCGGATACATAGCTCCCGACTTTATCACATCTCCTTATAAGAGCGGGCCAAAGCTTTTCTCTTTTACTGCGGTTGATGGATTGAAAGGATTTGAT